GCCGACGAGTGCCTGCGCCTGAAAGCGCTCTTCAGAGAAATCTCCGAGCCCGATCGGGACGATCCGCGACTCGATTACGTGACCGTGCAGATTGGCAGAGAGGCTTACAGGGAAATGATGGAGGCCAGGAAATGACCGACGATGAAGTCAGATCAGCAAAAGCGACGCTGCGATTCCCAAAGCCGGATTCGCCCGATCCGTGGAAAGTCGCTCACGACCTCGACGACGACGCATTCGCGGCCGAAGTGGAACGAGCCTAACCCGCCTTGCCCCATGCGTGCCCTAGTCTGTGGGGCATGTCAACGCGCATCCCAATGGCACGGAATGCAAGCGGACCATCAAGCGGCGGTGGTCCCAATCTCATTCCCCCCAATCTCCCCTTTGTTCGTGGGCGTCCAGGCGAAACACGCTGGGAAGCACAAGACAAAGAAGTCGCTGTCGGCGATCATCGCGAACTGGGCGCTGTTTCGTTGCAGCAACTCGGCGTCAAGGATCACGTCTCCGATCGGATTCGACGGCAAACAATCGAGCAAGCGACCCTCTCGTGGGTTCCAGGTCCGCCAAGCAGTCACGTACACTCTTTCGCACTATGGGACGCACGGCTATTGCTCGTCCAGAGAACACGCGACGGCCAGTACATCGTCGATAGTCCGGCCGATCTTCCGCCGTCGCGAATCTATGTGCGCTTCCGGCCAACGAAAGAAGGCAAGCACAAGACAAAGCGAAAAGGAATTCGACGCCACAAGGCGAGAGGAATCACGCAGTACGTGTACTACACGCCCAAGCACACATGGCTAAAGGATGTCTACCAGAAGATGCTTTCCAGCGATCATCCTGGGGCAGTCATTCACCATTACCTAGTTGAAGAAGTGCCGTATCAGCGGGTTTACTAGTCGCGGCGAATGGGTGATCTAATTTAGAGCGATTTAGATGGCAAAGGGAATCAAGACCGGAGGCCGAAAACCGGGCAGCGTTAACAAAGTAACTGCCAGCGTCAAGGCCGCATTGTCCGAAGCGTTCGAGCGTCTTGGCGGTGTTGATGGGTTGGTAGCATGGGCGGCATCGAACAAGGACACGTTCTACACGATGTGGTCGAAATCGATGCCAAAGGAACTTACTGGTAGCGACGGCGGAGCGATCAAACACAAGGTAACGGTGGTCGTGAAACGTGATCGAAACTTCTTCGGTCGAAGTGCATCTCCCGACGCCAATGCTTCACCAGATCCCGATTCTGGAGAGCCAAGCGCGGTTCAAAACGGTCGCGTGCGGCCGTCGGTGGGGGAAGACGGCTCTGGGCCTGATGGCAGTTCTTGACGGCCACGGCGGCGGCATTGGGGCCATCGACGGCGGAAATATCTATTGGGTCACGAGCAACTACAAACTCGCCAACCGAGTCATTTGGCCGCATTTGAAACGGGCCACGGCCGGGGCATGGGAAGAAAAATCCGAGATCGATCACTGCGTGACGCTACCCGGCGGCGGCATGGTGACAGTGAGAAGCGCCGATAATCCCGATTCACTTCGCGGCGACGGACTCAACGGCCTTGTGGTAGATGAGGCGGCATTCCAAGACGAATACCTTTGGACGGATGTCCTGCGGCCGGCGCTTGCCGATCGGCAGGGCTGGGCCATCTTCATTTCGACGCCAAACGGGAAGAACTGGTTTCACGATCTTTTTGAACGCGGCGGCAAGGCGGACGGATGGGAGAGTTGGCAGCGTCCAACGTCGGACAATCCGTTGATCGTGCCAGAGGAATTGGAATCAGCTCGCCATGACCTCGGACCGAGATCGTACCGGCAGGAATACGAAGCCGAGTTTATGGATACGCAGGGTGCGGAATGGCCCGGCGATTGGTTCGGTGAAGACCTCTGGTTTGAGACGTGGCCCGCCGCCGAATCGATCACCCTTCGCACCGTCGGCGTCGATTCAAGCATGGGCAAACGAGCCGACAAAGGCGACTACTCCGCGATTGTTTTTTTGGCTCGTGACCGCAACGGCACGTTGTGGGTCGATGCCAATATCGAACGACGGCCGATTACCAAGGTCATCAGCGACGGCATCGATGAGGCACGACGATGGCAGCGCGAGACGGGCGGCGTCTTGAACGGGTTCGGCGTGGAATCGGATGTCTTCCAGGCGCTGGTTGCGGCGGAGTTTGTTCGGCAATCGCAGGCGAAGAGCATAGCGCTGCCGGTTTACGAGATTCTGACGGAAGGCGTGGACAAGGTAGTGAGATGCCGGCGACTGACGCCGTATTTGAGCCGGGGTAACTTTCGATTCCGCAACACGCCGGGGATGCAGCTTTTAGTACGGCAGGCGAGAGAGTTCCCGGTGGGTGAGTACGACGACGGGATTGACGCTCTGGAAATGGCGTTGCGGCTGGCGATTGAAATACATTTAGGGAAGTGAAGCTATGGGAATCTTCCGCGATTGGCTCGACGCCCGTTCCGCTCGTCTTAAAGAGCAAGCAACCCGCTCGCGTGCTGAACTGCAACGCCAGCAACGCCGCTTGCAATTGGCGTCGATGAACGGAACAAAGTCGCCGTCTGAACTACTCGAAATGCAGATCTTGGAGTCGAGCGAGCCGCTGTGGGGTGGGTGGGATCGCGTCAATTTCATGGCCAACGATTTAGACCGCTACGACTTTGCCCGTGGCGGTCCTGGCTTCCCGATGGGAACGCCATCGCAGCGGAAGAACGGGGCCGACTGGCCGTTTTACCAGAACGAGACGGAACACGGCGTATTGGTGATGGCGTCAAGAATCGCCTTCGGGACGATTACGAAGGCCGAAGGCCTGATAAACGGCATGTCGTGCTACGTCGTTGGTGACGGCGCAACGATTCGCGTCATGCCGAAAGCGGAAGGCAGCGAAGAGACGGCGAAGGCGGCGCAAAAGGTAATCGACGCTTTCCGGCTGGCGAACCACATGGAAGAGCGCGAGGAAGAATTCTTCGGTGACAGTCGGGTTGACGGCGAAGGCATCTGGCGACTATTTGCGCTCGAGGACGGCCGTAGTGAAGTCCGCAACGTGTGGCCGGAACAGATTCGTCAACCGGCCGGCGAGTCGTTTGAAGACTTCGGCTTCGGGATTCGTACCGACCAGGACGACGCCGAAACGCATCTGGAATACGCGATCCATCCGACGACGGGCGATGTACACGAGGCGGAATTCGTCTCAGCCGATCAAATCATCTTCATGCCGATCAATGTCCGTCGCGGCATCAAGCGCGGCCTGCCGGATTTTACATGGGGGCTACTCGACGCGGTTAAGAATTCGAGCAAGCTAAGCACCAAGATGGGGATTGGATCAGCGATGCAGGCGAGTATTGCTTTCATCCGGCAGCACACGGGTGTACCAGGATCGGCGATCCGAGCCTTTGCCAGCTCGGACGCGAGCTACACGCGGGCGAATCAGTTCACGGGCGTACTGGATAATGTGAAGCACTTCGAAGACGCCCTAGTCGTTGACACGAATGAAAACACGGAATTCCTAGGATCGCCGTACAACGCGGGGATTGCGAGCCACATTGACGTTGTAAAGCTCTTAGATCGCGTGGCGTGCGTGAAGTACAACGCCCCCGAATGGCTGGGATCGGCCGATGCCAGTAACAACAATTTCGCTAGCTCACTCGTCGGTGAATCGCCATTCGTCAAGCGAGTCGGCGCCATGCAGAAGCGATACAGCCGCCCGATTCGCACGCTGCATGAACGTGTCTTGCTGAATGCCGTTGGCAAGATCGACGGCATCCCGGCGAACATCCTCAGCTTGGTCGAAGTCAAAGTCACCTTTCCGAATCCGCAGGCCCGCGATCGGTTGCAGGAGTCGCAGCGGGCGACGATCCGTTTGCAGAATGGCACGACATCACCGCAGCGGATCGCGGACGAGGACGGCGACGATTGGAAGAAGGTGCGGGAAGAGATTACACAAGCGAGGGCGGAAGGGTGGGAACCGCCACAAGGGGGTGCAGAGAAGGAAGCCAAGCCAGCGCTGCCGGGTATGCCGCAATTAGGGCCGATGGAGTCTTCCGAAGACGAAGACGATTATGGGGCGATTTTCGAAGCGTGGGACGAATCCAAACACCCACGCGACGACGCCGGGCATTTCGTCAACGCCGATGCAATGATAGCTGCACGTAGCGACCCGGCTAAAGCCGAAGAGCTACGCTCGCAAGTGACATACCCGGAGCAGCGGGCGAAGCTGGATGCGTTTTTGAAAGATGGCAAGAAGCCGAAGACGCGAAAACCGAACGCGAAGAAGCTCGACAAGGCGGCGACAAAGAGAGCCAATGAGATCATGAAGGCCGCATCGGAGGCGCAGAAATCAGGTGATGCTGAACGCGCACGAAACCTTTATGCCGCCGCTTACGGATATCACAAGGCGGCTGGGATGCACGAAGATGGTCAACACGCGATGGCGGAAGCCGTAAAGAAGGCGGCGGAAGAATTCGTAACCGGTGAACGCAAGATGGCGTCGAAAAACGCAACAGACTAAAATCGTTGCTGCAAATTCCCAAACATCCTAACCCGCCTTGCCCCACACTTATTTTACTGTGTGGGCATGTCCGCGACCGCGACACGCCGACGACCATCACTGCCCGCAGTCCGTGACCTACACGAACTGGTCGAATCGTACACGCTCACCGGGGAACAAGGCTCACCGCTTCGCATTGACGAAGAGCAGTGCATTATCTACGGCGTCAAACTTGGCGGGCGATTCTCCAAAAACTGCCACGGAATCAAGGACGTAACGGACGGCACGGAATACAAGGCGCAAGCCTACCGTGCGGCGCTTCCGCTTTACGAAGGGCTCAAAGTCTACCCGAAGCATTCTCGGCACCAAAAGGGCGGGGACCGCGGACCATTCGAGTACATGGGCGTTATCAAAAACGCCCGGTACGACGATGCCGCCGACTGTCCGCGTGGAGATTTCCACTATCGTCGAACTCACCCCGATACCCCGCAACTGTTGGAAGACGTAAAGCGTGGCATGGGCGGCTTTGGATTCTCGCACCACATCCCGCCGGGCGGGTTCAAGGGCCGGGTTCAAAACGGAAAGCTTGTCGTCGAATCCATCCAAGAAATCAAGTCGGTTGACCTCGTGGACGATCCGGCCACGACGCGCAACCTTTGGGAATCTCAAAGCAGGATACGAACCATGACCAAGACGTTCAAAACCATTCTTGAAGAGTACATCGCCGACAAGTCGGCGGCGCGTCAGAAGATCGGACAACGGCTCTTAGAGGAAGGCGAAATACCGGCGATGGACGCGACGGTCGAAGCGCCGGCGGCCGAAGAGCCTCCAGCAGATCCAGAGGACGAGCTTTGGAACGGGTTCATGTCCGCGATCATCGCCATCATCAACGGCGACGGTTCGGCGTCTGATAAAGCGAAGCAGGTTGCCAAGTACCTCAAGGCTCACGAGAAGTTGACTCAGGCGCCGGAGCCGACTGCCGACGACGCAGCGCCACCGGATGACGACGGGGCGAAGGAATCGAAAGAACATCACGAACTCAAGGCCCGTATCGCGTGCCTGGAACACGGCATCAAGTCGCCGACGCCAGCGCTTCTCAAGGCATTAACGCGACTGGACGATGACGCCGACCGCAAGGCGCTAATCGAGCAGACCCGCCAAGCGAGCGCAATCAGCCCAGCCCGCCGGCCAACGAGCGGCGGGCCGC